CCACAGGATGCCGCCGAACACGAACGAGCCCCAGGTCTGACCTCCGCTGATGTAAGCGCTGCGCAATTCGGCAGCGTCCTGCGTTTGGAGGTATGTCGAGCGCACCTCGGCGCATGCGATCAGTGCATCGAAGAACGCATCGCCAACGATTGCCTCAACGCCGGTAAAGCCCTGACCATCAAGATTGGTGCCCATGGTGCGGATGACCTGCGCGCATATCTGGCGAATGTTCCCGGTTGCCGGCGCCGTGCTGAATGGGAAGTTGATCGCCGCTGGCGGGGTTATGCCGTACTCGTTGAACAAATTGAGCGTCGTGCCATCGGCATAGGTGACGATGCCCTTGATCGCACCAGCGCGAGCGTATTCCTGCGTATATTCCAGCGACTGTCCGGCAATTTGCATTCGCTCACCGACTTTCGTCATCACTGCTTCGGTGCCTGTTTCCTGTCCGAAGGGGCGAACGCCCTGGACTTCTTCGGCCATGATGGCGTCGTTGATCTCGAAGTGCGGGACCGCGAGCATGCGCAGGGCGCGGCGTGGCTTCGGCATCGTGTGGCCGGGAGCGCCGCGCGGCGTCGGCGCGATCAGCATCAAGATGTTGTTGTTTTCCTCGATCGACACCGCCGTGGTCGCAACGCTGATCTCGTTGAAGATGCCCCTGCTGCTGATAAAGCCGGGTTTGAATTTCAGATTGTTGATTGCGATTGAAAGCGGCACCACGCCATAGGCATCGCCGCGAAAGATGTCGAGCATTTCCGTGATCCTTTGATTAGCTGCCTATCGGCGAGCGGTTGATGGATGCCCGCTTAGTAACGGACGATGATCCCAGCGGCGGCGAGAGTGGTCAGGCCGATGGCCTGCTCCGGCACGGTGATCGCACCCCAGTTGATGCAATAGCCGTTGATCTCGCAGTCACGCACCAGCACCGCGATGCCGCCGTAGAGCGCAATCGCGCTGCAGTCCGCGCCCACCGCAGCCGGAACGAAGGTTCCCGGCGTGTTCGATGTCGGCGCGACCGTCTGCTTCAACGGCTGGCCGACCTTGATGGTGACGGGATCGGCGAGATAGGCATACGCCCGCGAGCGCTGACCGTTGGCTTCCGTCAGAACCATCTCTGTCGGATGCGCGGTTTCGTTATAGAGCGGATACGATGGCGTCCCGGCGAGCTGGTTGATCTGGTCCATCTGCTCTGGCGTGACAAAGCCAACAATCCCCTTTTCCTCGTTGTCTTTTGCGATTTCCTCCGGGGTGCGGCTTGCGCGCTTCTCATCTTCTTCGAGGCGCTCGGCAGGGCTGAGTGCTGCGCGGCGCTCGTCTTCTTTCCTGCGGTCATCCTGATGCTTCTGGACAAGCTCGCGGCGCTCCTTGAGCGCCTTCTGCTCGTCGGCAAGCTGCTGTTGCTGCGCCTCGAACAGCTTGTCGGAATACTCGCGAGCCCTTTCCCGGGCCTTTTTTTGGATTTCTTCATTCTCATGCCGCATCTTTTCGTCGTTCTGCTTCTGCGTGCGGCGCTGGTCATCAGAAACGTAGCCTGGATCGCGCGGATCACTGGTCCCAGCGATAGGGCGCTCGACCGGGCGGTGTTCGCCACCCTTGGTCGTGGGATTTTCCTTGGTGTGGTCGGCCATATCAAAAACCTCCTTTTCTACTTGGTGCTGCGGCGCGCGTTGATCTTGTCGGTGATCTTTGCCCATGCCGCCGCTGGCGGCGTTTGTGGTGCAAGCGGGTGGTGGGGCATCACCGCCGGTTCTGCCGTTTGCATTGCCAACAGCTCCTTGCGGACCTGCTCCACGGGGGTGTTCGCGCGCACATAGGCACCGACACGCTCTGGTGCGCGCGCCAGTGTGCAAAGGTCGGTCACATCGGTGACGTACCGACGATGCTCATCGACGCCCTGCTGCTTGGCAGCATTCAGATCGACCACCTTCTCGCTCCTGGGCGAGCCTGGGGTCGGGGGCGGCTCCTTTGGCGTCGGCCGGGTGACCGGCGGCTGCTCGGCGGGCGCCTCGTGCGGATGCTCCTGATAACCCGGGGGCGGGGCCGGAGGAACGGTGGGCTGCCCCTCCGGGCCCCCAGGGGCCGGTGCAGTTTGAGGCGGGTCGCCCTGCGCGGTCCCTGTTTCTGCGCGGAAGCGATCGGCCGCCGCCTTCGGCAACAGGCGCAATGAGAATTTTGCAGCCATCTTTTTCTCGGCCGTGACCTCATCTGCGAAGCCCCACTGCTTGGCTTCGGTCGCGTCCATCAGGCGATCCTCTTTCATCAGCGCCTTGACTTTGTCGGTCGTGCTTTTCGCGCGTGCGACGTAAGTCGCGGTCAGCGAGTTGTCGATGCGATCGAGGTCGTCGGCGGTAGCGCGCATGACATCGGCACCGCCCAGCGCCAAGCCGGAAGCGCCGTGGATCAGCAGGAATGAATTTGATGGCATCACGATCTTGTCGGCGGCCATTGCAATGAATGACGCGGCAGACGCGGCGATGCCGTCAATCTGCGCGGTCACCTTGGCCTTGTGGTTTTTCAGCGAGTTGTGGATCGCGACACCATCGAACACATCGCCACCCGGCGAGTTGATCCGCAGCGTGATGCTGTCGACATCACCCAGCGCATTGAGGTCATCCAAGAATTGCTTGGCCCCGATGGCATCCTCGTTCCACCATGACTTGCCAATCTCGTCGTAGATGACGATCTCGGCGGCGGTCTGTTCTGCCTTCATCGTGTACCACTTGCGCATCGCATTACTCCTTCACGCCGCATCCTCTGTGGCCGCCTGGTCCGCCGCCTCCTGCGCGGCTTGATCGGCGGCCTCCTTGTCTCTGGCGTCCTTCTCGGCCTGCTCGCTCGGCGTCAGTGGCTGCGTGGCAGCGGCGGTATGAACCGCAAACACCAGATCGAGCCGTTCCGCGCGCGCCTGATCGGCCGCAATTCGCAGATCGTTCTCCTCCGGGTCCGACCCTTCGGCTTCGATCACGTCGCTGCGGCTCTTGAAGCCCGCATCGACGGCGAGTTTTTCAGCCTGACGATCCTTCAGCGGATCAACCCAATCGTTGCGCTGAGGTATCCACTTCGCACGCTGATAGCGCGCCTGATCCGCCAGATACTCACTCGCTCCTATCGGGACTGCCTGCGCCAACACCGCCGTGTCGAGCCACCGCTTCCAGATCGGAGTGCACATCTGGAACACGATGATCTGATGCTGGAACTGCTCGAGCTTGCGCCTGTATTCCACGATGGAGCCGCGCAACGAGGAATAGTTCGCGCGTCGAAGGTCTGACGTTCCGACCGAATATGGAATGCCGAGAGCAGAGTAGATCGCCAACTGCTGGCGATATTGATAGGCCTCATAAGTGCCACCGACATCGGCGGGCTCGGAGAACTTGATGTCCTCGCCCGGAAGCAGTGTCTGCATGGTGCCCGGTTCCAAACCCGACAGCCCGATGTTCTCCTGCGGGGCGCTGGTGTCCACGCCATCGATGGGGATGACGTCCTCGGGGGTCGGTGTCGTGATAAAACCAGCGAACATCGCCGCAATGCGTTTGCGCTCCAGCTCGGCGTCGTCGTACTGATCGAGCAAGAACATTCGCACCAGCGCCGGGGTGATCAGGGGCACACCGCGCATCTGACCGGGCCGCGTGCATTTGAAGATGTGCAGCACCTCGGACGCCGGAATTCGCACCGGGGCAAGCGATGCCATCTGCACTTCAATCGGCATGTCGCCCGGATGCGTCGGATAGAACCAATACGCTGCACGCTTGCCCAGCAGATCAAGCTCGATACCGTTCATGATCCAGTTGCCGTTCGGCGCTTGCCGGTTGAACCAGTACGGACACATCTCGCTTTCGAGCAGTTGCACCTGCATCGGCACCACATACCCGTCATCCGGCTTGCGATTGCGAAAGCGGATGAACACCTCACCGGCTTCGAATATCGAGCGCGCTGCTATGGTTTGCATTCCGTAAAAGTCGGCAATGCCGTCCGCGTCCGTCTGGTCGGTCCAGTCCAGCCACGTCTGCATGATGGTCTGACGCAGATCGGCATCAGCCTCGTCGCTCAGCAGTGACGATGGCTTGATGCCTGTGCCGATCAGATTTGCAACGAAGCTCTCGCAGGCGGCACTGGCGTGCGGGTTGTTGCGCAGTGCATCGCGCGCGCGGGCGCGCAGCACGGCACCTGTCGCGGACAGTATGACGTTTGTAGTGTACTGGGTCGGCATCCACGACTTCAGCCGCCGCCGCTGCCCGCCGCCGTCATACTGATTGCGTGCGCTCTTGCTGGTCTTAGAGATGAACCGCCCCAGAATGCCTTCCGACAGGATGTCGCGCACGGTGCCCATCTACAGCCCTTTGTCGGCTGAAGTGGTCATCCTGATCTGGCGGATGCGACCGCCCTGACCCAAGGCCGCGGCCAAATCCTCTTCGAGACCGTTGAGGATCTGCCGCATCTCGGCGAGCGAGCGGAATTCGGTGCGCTTGTCTCCGTAGCCAGCACTGTTGACGCCGGAAACGATGATCGCCTTCAGCGCCGTGATCTGGCTGACGATCTGTTCGGGAGTTTCCTTGCCGGTGCGGCCGCCTGGAGCAAGCAATCCGCGCACCAGCGCAAACTGCGTTGCGGTTGGCGTTGCAGCTTGCGAGGTCTTCTTGTCAGGCTGAGATGGCGGGGCAATGCCCGCTACTTCCCGCACAAACGGCGATGGCTGCGCGAGCTGCGCCTGCAGCGCGGCGATCTGCGCAAGCAGCTCTTCGCGGGTAGGTTCCGAAGGCACGATGCGGAGCCCGTCAGGCTCCGAGATAGCTCGATCTGATGATGCGTCTAGCCCTTCGACCGCGCTGTAATGGTGGCGGGACGGGTGGCGGATCAGGAGCGGTTGTCGCTACCTCGGATGGGGTTGCTGGCTGCCTGCCACCGGCATCCTTAGTGCCATTGTCAAGCTTTTGCAATGGTATGCGCTGCACGTTGAGCAAATAGCCAGCCGCCGCCTGCTGGGCCTCCACGTCAAAAAAATGATTATCCCTCGACCGCTGCACCCACTCCACGCGCCCGGTTGGACGCTTCAGCCGCGCCTCAGATACGAGCTGATGGCAGTAGTCGTCATCCACGCCCTTGAACACGTGCCAGCCGCCGACATGATCTTCCGGCCAGCGCAGCCGCTCGTGCACCCAGCTTTTCCAGTGGTCGGTATCGAGCCGCACGAGGTCGAGACCGTACTTCGCAGCGCGGCCATCCTTGCGGTTGACCTCGATCTTGCTGATGAGCAACGGCGTGCGCATGGGCGACGACGAGCCCTTTGTCGGCCGCACCCTGCGCGGGAACCGGCGGCAGAACTCATAGACTCGATTGAGCGGCAATGTGTCGGTCTTACCAGGGCGGAAACCACTATCGATGAAGGCAAGCCGGATTGCCATGCCGTCGATCGGCTGCACGACAAGGTCGCCCAGCGCATTCCAAATATCCTCCTCGGTGGTGTCGCCGCGCAGGTAACCGTAGTTGATCAGCCACGAGCTGGCGCGTGCACCCCAGCCCCTGACGGCCCACGGGATCGAATGCCGTTGCACGTCGCAGGCCAGCGTCAGATAGAGCACGTCCTCTGGCACCTCGCCGCGCTTGTAGGTGGCCTTCGCGGACTTTTCCTTGATCTCCATCCATTCGGGGACTTCGCCGCCGCCCGGCGAATAGAGCTCGCCGAAGCCGGCGTTGAAAGCCTGCTGCACCATGGCGTCGTCGCCGGACTGCTGCGCCTCGACCCGCACCGCCACGCGCTCACCGATGGTGACAAACGGCGAGGCCAGGCCCGAGCACCAGTACGACGCAGACTTGGTATCAGGCGGCTTGCCCTCGACATTGCCGTCTTTGTCGACGGTCTGCCCTGGGGCGACATAGCGCCCGCGCTCGTTCATCTCGGCCTTGTGAGCCTCCACGATCACGCCATGGCACGAGGGGCATTCCAAGAATGTTTCACGTGACGCCTGCAGCGGGGTTGCCTTCAGCGGAAACTTCAACAAGTCGGATCGCGGCACGAAATATTCGCCACAGTGTGGGCACGGCCAGCACCAGTGATGCCGCGTGCCTTGCTGCCAGAGCTGCCAGACCGGGCTGTCGATGTCCTCGACATCCACCGGGTCCCAGAAGAACAGGCCCGACGCCGCGTCCTGGACGGCCGCCACCCGCCCGCGCTTCGGCGTTGACGTCACCACGCAAACAAAGTCGGCATAGGTATCGCCGCGCCGTTCGACCAATCCCAGCGGGCCGCCCTGCTCATTCACGTTGTCGCGCATCTCGTCGTATTCATCGACCAGCGCCAGCACGGCAGGATCGGACTTGAGCGCAGCAGACGACCCCGAATGCGCCAAACGGAATGGCACCCCAGCTACGACCTTGCGAGTCTTGGTCATGCGCTTGCCGCGGCCCACCTTCTCGACCAGCGTCGGCGCCCCATCCAGCAACGCCATCACGCGCGGCTCGAACTGCTCGGACAAGAATTGCTTGTTGGGCCCGACGTACAAGATCGGGCCGGGACGCTGATCGAGCCGCTGGCCAGCCACGTCTAAGAGACATTCGGTTTTTCCAACCTGCGATCCGAACACCAGCACGACGCGCTTGTACTGGCCCGACGCAATCACGCGCTCGGGCTCGATGATGTACGGCGTCAGATACGGATCACGCGGTCCCGGCACTCCCGATGTCTGCGGATGCGTCCGGTTGAGCACCGCCCAGCGATCCGGCTCCATCGGACGCGAAGGACGAGCCAGCAGCGCGACGCGCTCCCAGAGCTTTCGTTCTTTCGGTGGCAACATCGGCGATTGCATTAAGGATGTCATTCAAAGCCGTTTCGATGGTGCGGCGGAATTGCAAATCACGGGTAACGCGCGCCGGCAAACCAGATAACTGCGAACGCAGCAAACCCATGAGCTCCTCTATCACCGCGAGTACTTCTTCCAAATCAATCAAACGCCCCTCGCGTTGCGCGTTCTTCAATTCGACCTCGCGCGAGCGCGCGTCCTGAATGCGCGAGTGCGCCGCCATCTTGCTGGTGCGCCGGTCCTCGTCGTCGCGAAAGCGGATATAGCCCTGCACTACGTCGAGCAGCCGGTAGCGACGATCCGACGGCGTGCCCGCCTGCGCGATCCACCCGCCCTTGGCAAGCTGTCTGATCCGCTCGGGCCCTTTCATGATCAGCTTGGCAGCCTGCTCGGTGTTGAACAACGGGCCCCTGGGATGGCTGGCGCCGCCATCGTTGGCTTGATCCGCGCCAAGGGTTCGGTCTTCGGCCATATCGCGCCTCGCTGTTTGATGATGATCGACGCCGCCTGATATCAATCGCAATGAAATTGCTCACAAACAACTGGATGTCCGCGGGCACAGGGGCATCAACGGGCATCGTCCATTGATATGTATCGCCACGACGATCCGTGGCGATACATATCAATGGACGACCTCGCAGCATGCGCCAACTGGTGACGGCACCGAAACAGAGGTGCCGTCATGTCAAGTAAAGCCACCAAAGAGACCGCCGATACTGCCAACCTGTTGTGGGGCGCGAGGGCCATTGCCGATTATGCCGGGCTGCCAGTGAGCAAGCTGTATCACCTGCTTAAGATCGGCGCGCTCGACGGGGTTGTTACAAAGTTGTCGCACAAGGTGATCGTCGCCAGGAAAAGCGACGTGGCGCTGCTGCCGCAGCGCGGCCGCCTGCGGTACCGGACTCTGCCGTGCGAGCCGGCGCCGCCGCTCAATCGAGGCCTGCCGATCCCCCCGGCGTCGGCCGGTGTGTCGCCGTCGACATGCGCGGCGCGAAAGCCGCGATCGGTGAAGCGCTCGGCGACGAGCTGAGAGTGTCTGTAGTCGTGCGGGCGATCGCCGCGGGCACTAAGAAAAACTGAAAACCCCGCGCCGCGCCCCAAGCCCCGCCAGGATCGGCGGGATTTTTCTTGAAGTGCTTCAGCTCCCAGCCTGACGATTCAGCGCTGCTGCTGACATGGCGGTGCCTTTCCAAGGGATACTGGCTTGCGGTGACAACGCGGCTCCCTTGGGAGACGCTGTAGGCGACTGCAAAATAAATACGGATTAATAGCGTATCTGCTATTTACAGGTTAGGCCTGTACCGCTATATTACGACTATCAGCAACGGGGCAGCGCCCCACTTCCCTCGGGAGACGATCCGATGACCAGCCTGATGACTAACGCCGCCATCATCCTCGACAACATCGGCGGCAACGACGCCGAAGTGCAAATGACCGCGTGCATGTGGATGGCCAAGGCCATCGCCTGGATTTTAACCTGAGGAGGATGAATCGGTGACCGAAATTCTGTTCGACCGCCTTGCTTATATGGATCGCCTTAAACGGGCTGGCATCAATGAGGATCACGCCCGCGCTCATGCCGAAGCAATGGACGAAGCCTTACGGGAAAGCGTGGCGACTAGGCACGATGTCGCTGCGGTGCGGATCGAAATCACTGCGGTCAAGGCCGATCTTGCTCTGCTGGGAATCTCGTTACGGCACGAGATAGCCTTGGCAGTCCGCGACATGACGATCCGCACGGGGCTGATGTCGGTAGCCGTGGTGACGATCCTCGCCAGCCTCAAGTTTTTCGTATGACCGGCGATCAAATCCGCAAAGCTCGTAAAACTCTTGGCGACATGTGGGGCCTCGACAGGCCGCTACGTGCCGCCGAGGTTGGTCGCCTCCTGCGTCTCAAAGGCCGCGATCCGGGTGCCACCGTATTGGACTGGGAGACGGGCAAGACCCCGGTGACCGGTCCCGTCTCGGTCGCCATCGAGATGATGCTCGCGGGCGCCAAGCCGCCCACCTTCAACGACGAGTTCGAACAGACGTGATTGGCGCCGAAGCGCAAATCTTTGGCACGGAAGCGTAAGTCGGTTGGCGGGCCAGCCGGCTACTTAACAACCGGAACCATTAACCCCACAACCATTGGAGCACGCTAATGACCCCCAACAATGCCCGCTTCGCCAAGTTCGTCGGCTATCCCATGTTGGGGCTGACCCTGCTTGCATTTGCCCACGCTGCAACAACTCCAGACAAGCCGCGCGCCGCACCCATCGTACCTGCCAAGCAACTCGCCGCAATGGTGGGTGGCGTCAAGGCAGATTACATCATCATCGCCAAGGACAAGGAAGCATTTGTCTTGGGCTGCGCCATTCTTAACGAAGACGCACTGAGCACCGGCAAGGCAACAGGACGAATTTTCGACCCCAGTGATTCTGACCATTGTCGTGGCATCGCCGTTGGCACCGCCGTTCTTTCGCAGAAACGCTTCCGCAACGCGGTCTGTGTGCTGCCAGAGGAGGCTTCACCGGCATGCGTCTGGGTGTTGGACGACGAACTTAAACCGGTGCAGGCTACCGCAGTACCCGCCGCGGCGACCACGCGCCCGGTGGCCAGGCCAGCACCTGCCGCGCGCGAGACTGACGAGCAACGCACCGCCAGAGCTGTTGCGACCTGGATTGCCTACGACAACGAGTGCGCAAGGCTTCCTGATCAGGTCAAGGCCGACATTGGTGATGTGATCGGCACTATCTCGCGGCCTGCCATGAAAGCAGCAACCGACGAGGTTGTCCGCCGCGTGGCTGTTGAGGGCAACGCCCGCTTCTGCGCGGCCCTTCGGTTTGGGTTCTGACAAATCAGAACGGTCAAGTCGAGGTTTGCGATCATCGCGCGGCGATGGCAGATACCCGGTCGGCACAATCCGGCACCCGGTGCGTTGTCCGTTGTTCGCAATCCATCCCAACACAAGGGAAAACGCACATGGCTCAACAATATCAAGGCAAACCCATCCATAGCCAACGCGAAGCTCGCGACGGCGACCCAGGCTTCACCAAAGGCTCCGATCAGGTCACGATCACGCTGGAAGATGGCTCCGAGAAGACCGTCAAGCGCAGCGAAGTCACCGGCCAGCAAGGCCAGCAACAGAAATAATCTCGGTGGCCGGCTGGGGCGGCAGACTGGCAGGCTTGCCCGCCCCGGCTTCACGGCAATCAGGCGCTGGCGCGCTCGGACAAAGACTTGGCCTCGCCAGACTCGCGATCCTGCTTGACGGCGGCAAAGGTCTGCCCGCTCGCCTCGGACCGCGGTGCGGCCAGTGACATTCTGCCAACGCAGCACAGCCACATCGACATAGGCGGAATGATCGTGGTGCCAGAGCCGACGAACGGATCGTATACGCCGTCCCCCGGCTTCGAGTTGTTCTCAATCGGGCGCTTCATGCACTCGACAGGCTTCTGCGTGCCGTGGCCGGTTTCCGATTTCACCGGCTTGTCGATTTGCCAGAGCGTCGATTGTGTCCGGTCGCCTTGCCAGTGCGCCGTCTTGCTTTTGCGCACAGCGTACCAACACGGCTCATGCTGGACGTGATAATTTCCACGACCGATGGGGAACTGCTGCTTGGCCCAGATGATCTGCATCCGAACCTCAAAGCCTGCGGCGACTAACGCCGCGTGATGGGCAACCTGCATGGCACCCGGCGGGTGCCATGCATACGCGACATCGCCGGGAAACAAGGCCCATGCTTCGCGCCAGTCGCTGCGGTCGTCATTCAACACCAGCCCTATGGCGCGACCGCCATAGGGCTTACCGTTTGCACGGTCAGCCCGATTGCGCCAGTCGGGGTCATAGTCCACCCCATACGGCGGGTCGGTCACCATCAGGTGCGGCTTGGCACCGCCGAGCACCTTGGCGACGTCGTCGGCATTGGTCGCGTCACCGCACAGCAGCCGGTGGCCACTTTGAGGCTCGGCCTGAAATTCGGTGCCGCAATGCTCGCATGTGCATGCGAACGTCATGCGCATTCCTCCGATCTAACTAGATCCGAGAAGATGTACCCGTCGGCATGTACGGCAATGCGGCCGCTTTGCTGCTGCCACCGTTGGATTATTACATCGACATAACCCGGCGAAATCTCGCAGCCCATACCACGCCGCCCGGTTCGCTCGGCAGCAATGATGGTTGAACCGCTCCCGCAAAACGGATCGAACACAGTGTCGTTAGGGTCGGTGAACGCATTGCAAAAGAATTCCGGCAGGCCAACCGGGAACGCAGCCGCATGTCCGGTCGCATCATGCGATGCGGTGAATGTCGGGAGGCGATTGCCGGGATAAGCGAGGCCGGGACCGATATATTCCCCAGGAGCCGCGGACGACCCCTGCTTGTCGGCCATACGCGCCGGCGTCCCG